AAATCAGTTACATGACCATCAGGCAATGGTAACTTAGCATCATTTACTTCTGTTCCTATTGATGATGCGTACCACATTTGCCCTGTATTATCTATTCCCCATAGTTTGTCATCCCAAAATGTAAGAAACTTAGCATCCGTTGTGTCATCATTATAAGTATCATCACTCTCTAATTCTTTTGTAGCTGTGATATCATCTTCATATTTAGATTTCACATATGTATATCCTGTGCCATGAGCTACAACTAAATATAAAATCCCACCCATTCTAGCCTGTAAAGCATCTGTTGCCTGTGAAGGTAATTCGTTTAATTCTCCACCAAAGCCATCGTTACCAGAATTGAACTTATAAATCTTTTTATTAGAATATATACAATATAGTTCTCCATTGTATTCCTGTATAATATCTAACGATTCCCCATCGGCATCTGAGTTTTCTACACCTCCAATAGTTTTCGCAGGTAATACTAGGTGTCTTTTGTAGCGAAGGCTACAGGTACTCCACCATGCTCTGTCTACATCTTTAGCTCCCTCCATCCTCTCTACACCTATACCACCCCTGAAGTCAGACCAAGATATTACACTTGCTCTAATCTGCGAATCACGAGTGGTATCTCCGATAATAACCTTTGCAGGATAAATGGAGGCAAGTACCTGCTGCACAGGTCTGGTTATCGGATAATAATTTCCGTTTAAATAAACTTCATTTTTTGTTACTACTTTGTTTGCCATTATCTTACAAGTCTTACATTAGTTAAAAATGGAAAATCATTTTTAGCCTGTTCCGACTTGGCAAACCAAAATGCAGCAAGGTTTCTCATTGAATCTATATCTGCATCTGGTCTTAATGATCCTGCCTGTGCCATCAGCCCTGCAGCATAAGCTGTTAAAAATCTTTCAGGCACTTCAGTTGTACTTGAATCTGCTGATAGTTCTGCTGGTTCATCTCCTCCTGTTATCTTTAATAATGAATAACCTACCTCTGCTCTGCCACCATCAGTAAAAACTAAATCCTGTGTACTAGCTCCCTGTTCTCCTTCCTTATCTATCCTCCATTGATATCGTGGAAGTTTAGTCCAAGTAGCTGTGTCATTCTTTACTGCTTTTAAATCATCAAGCCATACAGTACAAGCTCCTAAATCAGAGTCATACTCTAATCCTACAGATATAATAGCTGTATCCAACTCTGGTGTAGACATAGCTAGTCTGCAATATTTCCATGTGTCTGCTGTTAATGCAGGTACTGACAATGTTTCAAGAGGACTTGCACAACTGGCAGTATTATCTAATAATATTTTTAAATTACCTGATGATGTGGCAACTGTAGATTTAATCCAGAACTCTATATAATCATATTTACTTATGTCAGCAGATGTTATTGAATCAGTTGCGATATCTCCTGCTGATGCTCCAACAGCTATAACAAACTTGTTTGCTCCTGAACCTCTTTTATAATCCTGTGTATCAACACTTGCAGTAAAATCGCTGTCTACTGATTCATCAAATACTGCATCGCAACTATGTAGTTGCTTGGTAGTAAACTTACTTCTGTAAGATACATCCTGTATCATAGCCAGATCAGATGGGATCTCCCACCTTGCATTTACTCTGTCTGAATGAACATCAAGGCTTTCCTCTGGATCAAAATACTTTCCTGTTATTTCCCATATAGCCTGATTAATAAATTCATCTGCAACTCGTGGATCAAAGCCATTGTTCCACAACTCATAGCCGACTCCTACTGTAACTGTTCCTGTTACTGCAGCAAATGTCATAGTGCCTGAAGAAGATGTATAATCAGTTATTCGTGCTGTTTCTCCGTCATTAGTTCCTGAAGTAAAACGAATATAACTTCCTATATATTCATCATCTCCACCAAACAACTTGGTATCTAAAGCTGTAGTAGAAGAACCTCCTCCTGATGTAACACCTGTTATCATCTTGCCTAAGTTTCTGCCTATAGCTTTTCTTAAATCTTCTCTTGTTTTACTTTGTGTTACTGCCATTGTTAAAAACCCTATAAAAATATTTAACCCATTGTTTTATACAAAATTGTTTTTGCCCTTCAAATACAGACCTGTATCCATTATAAAATTGCTGTGAATCCATTAATACATTCTCTTTTTTCTTCGCATAGTTTTTTTCTTTTTCTTTTTAGGTGGTCTGCCTCTTTTGCTTCCGTATGTACCTTTACCCATTGGTGGCATTAGTTTCCTCCTTCTTTGCTTTATTAACTCCAGCTTCGCCCATTACTCTGATCTGTTCTTTTAATTGTTTATTTTCTCTGTTCAGAGCTTTGTTTACAATTTTAAGATTAAGCATCGGATCTTCTTTCATAACCTCTGCTATATCACTCTGTAGTACAACTACATTTTCATCGAGTAATTCTTGCTTTCCGTTTGAGTTCTCTGTTAAGTTTCTTTCTGTCATTCTTTATTCCTCCAAAATAAATTTTACCTGTAGTGCTTTCTTTTCTCTTTAACTTATGAGTTCTTATTTCATTTAATATTTTACCAACTTCTTTTTTCTGTTCCTTGTTCATTACTTTCTTTTTACCCTGCGCTCTTACTCTGGTAAGCCATGTTTCATGCGCCTCTCCTATCATAGTTTCGATAGCATTAGCTGAGTAGGGGTCATTAGGAATGTATGGAACATTATGTAATACAGATCTTCTTTCTGTTGTTGAATCGTAAAAACTAAATGACAATGATTTAATACTGCCTGCTCCTTTCTCTCCCAAAAGAGTTACTCCGAGAGGCAGTATTAATTTTCTATCGTAAGTTTCTGATCCTACGAACTGCATAACTTAATATCTGATTGTCAACAGACACATTTGTTTATCTCCATCTACAGAAGGAATACCAATCGCAGTACCTATTGATTGAATATCATCCTCTCCTGATAAGTCATAAAGCTCTGCCTTTCCAGACTCGGCTGATGCCTGAGATATTTGTAATCCGTCACCAACTACACCAACTGCAGCTCCAATAGCCACACTTCCTATACCTGCTGTTTGAATCCAACCATAATAACTGGCTGTCATAGGTATTGTAGTAACACCTAATGCTCCTGTTTCCATAGTACCATCTCCGTCAATAATCTTTACGGCTGCATATGGATTTACAAGCAAACCAAAAAGTGATGATGATGTAGTAGCAGTTACGAGTCCATCTGGTTCATCAATAGTGATTATGACAGTATTATCATCTGATGCATCGTGAGCAGGATGAGATTTAATTCTGTAAACCTCTCCTTCTCCAGCTCCATCATTGAATATTAAATATCCATCTGCGTACTGATCTTTAGTTAAGTCGGTTGTTGGTACTTCTACAGTTACTGCTGTAGCTCCAGCAGCATTAGTACCTGCAGGAACATCCATGTCGTGAGCATTAACAGTTAATGCAGTACCTGCATCTACTATCATACCTGCTGTTGTTATAGCAGAACTTCCGTTTCTGGCATAGTAAAATACTCTGCCATCTGGAGTTACTCCTTTTGTACCTAACTTCAGTTTCTTACCTGAAGTTTCTTTTTTTTCCTGTCCATAAGACAAGTTAATTTGATGTGGAAAAGCCATTACACTTTCCTCCTTATTAATTTTACGAGTTTCTTATACACCTCGTCTTTAACCGATTGTTAAAAAGTCGCATAAGCTCGGTCAAAGGTTACACTTATACTGGAAAGCAGAATTACTCCTTAGTATCTACCATAGTTATTTCTTGAACTACAGGCATTTCCTTTGGAGTAACTTCTGTTTTCTTATTATTCTTTGTGGGTTTACATACACAAGGTTTACCCTGAGATTCAAGGTTACACTTGCCATTCCACTCAATAGGAAACAATCCTATTGCGCCTCTTCTTTGTTGCGTTGAAGGATCACTTGGCTGGTTAGGATAAGCAGAACCACAAGGCTTTGCTAAATCCCCCTCATTATTGAACTTTGGAATATGATTATAATATGTAGTCTTGCCCTGCCAGTCTGGCAACAAGCCTTCAAACTTATCTATTCCCATATCTTTCCTCTGCTTGTTAATTTCATCTCGCAAAGGTTTGTTTCTGTTTCCGTACAAATGATTGACCATATGATTCCTCCATTAATCATTAGTTATTAGTTGCTAATGCTGATGCATCAAAGACAAGACCTGCGCCTTTGGTATCGTCTAACTCGAAAACACCATAGTCTGAGGTCATAACACATTCTGTCGCTCTAAGTGAGGCATCTCGTTGCTTCTCCTGTCTGGTTTCTACAGAATTAAGAACTGCCATAGCTCCCTTAGAAGCAATAACACCTGTCGCATCATCTGATGCATCGACAGATAAGTTACCATCTTCAAAGATTGGAACATTGTTCAGTGGTCTTAATCCACTCCAGAAATTCTTTAGTAAGTCAGCAGAATATCCATCAGGAATCGCATTACTTGCGGCTGCTGCCACAGTTGCTGATTCTCCTGATAAGTATGCTACGGAGTTTGGATGATGAAGTATGTATACATCACTACCAAATTTGTTTGCTTTAGCATAAGCTATTGCTCCATGTACATTACTTGTTTTCATGTACTTGGTAGCAGCTCCCACAGTTGTTCCACCATTAAGTGAACTGTACAAAGAATGTACATCTGTGTCTTTCTTCCTTGCCATAGCATCTCCAAGTTGCTTACCTATTATAGTAAACACATTGTTTTGTTGTTCTTTAACAAGTTTATCGGTTAAGATAACCTTTGCTCCTACTTCTGCTGCAGTAAGATCAACTGTTGTCATTCCAATATCCTCTTCATCGACAATGTCTACCCCATCTGTTAAATCGCTAACTGTCATTTGTCCCACTTTTGGAACAGTAACCTGTTTTGCGCCACTAGGTAGACTAAAGGATTCAATTAAAGCCATTGCTGGCGCATTGTGTTCCTCTGTATATCTGGCTGCTGCGATAATTATCTTACTCGCATTTTCCAGATTGCCTGTTGTTGCTGTTTGAGCCATTTCGCCCTCCCATTAACTATTTAATAAACCACCTAAGTGGACAAGTTACCTTGCTGCTTATAAGCCTAACACTCTTTTTGCAGCAGCAACAGCATCAGGACTTCTATCCCCTGCGTTGTACTTATCAAGAAGTCTTGAATCGCTGGTCGAACCTTCTGCTGGAGCTTGACTTGTGTCGTACTGCTGTGCAGGTACTTGCCCTTTCTTTAGTTTCGTTATCTCAGCTTTTAACTTTGTGACTTCTGATTGTGAACTTGCGTGTTTCTCCATATCCTGTGGACTTTCATATTGCATTAATGTCTTAGGAGATATACCATGTTTCTCCCCTATTTCCATAGCTGCATTAAACTTCCCCCTGTAATATGCATCTAAATTTTGTATGTTCTGGCTATACTGTTGCTCATTAGCTCTTGTTTGCTTTAACTGTTGAGTTAGCTGGTCAGCCTGTGCCTGTTCCATTCCCTGATCTACCAACGCACTATTGTATTGTACAGCTTCAGACTCTATAGCCTGTTTTTGTTTCTCTACCTCGTACTGCATAACCTGTTGTTGCAAACTTTCCTGATACTTTCTGGTTTCTTCAAGTTGCTTGTTCAAACTTTCAGTATCTATCTTTGGAGTTTCTACAGGAACTTCAGTTGTTTCCTCAGAACTTACTTGCCCATCATCCTGTGATACAGGAGCTTCGGCTG